TGCTACATTAAATTTATGCCCACTTTGTATTCTAAAATCTCCATCTAATACTGTATTACCATCATTTTCTATTCTAAATAATTCAGTAGCAGTAGCATCTGTTCCACCTTTTAATACTTCAAAGTGTCCTGTTCCATTATTATTACCATCTACTATTAAGGCAACATTTGTTACACTACTTACTAATGTTTGATTTGCAGGACTACCTGAATCATCATCAAATTCTATAAAGTTATAATCACCTGTTGTATCACTTTTAATTTTATTATCAGCATCTAATATAATATGCCCACTAAATGTAGTATTAGAACTAAATGTTTTTGCACCTGTGATTGTTTCTGTACCTGCTAGTCCTACTTTAGTTGCTAAACTATTAGTAACTGTAGTAGCAAAACTAGCATCATCGCCAAGTGCAGCAGCAAGTTCGTTAAGTGTATCTAGTGCAGCAGGAGCAGAATCTATTAAAGCATCTATCTTTACTTGTGCTAATGTATTGACTTCATCATCAAAGTCGTAAATTAAATCGTGTGAAAGTTTGGTTTTTAGTGTACCTGTAATATCTAGGTCGCCATCAACTCTAAATAAGCCACTATCAGAACCATCAGGTAAAGGGGAGGAGATTCCTAATATAGAAGCCTCCCCACCAATTTTTAAAGGTTGTAAATCATTAGACAAAGGATAGCCATCACCTAAAGTGACTTCATTAACTAAACGGTTATCTTTTGTCTTAGCATAAGGCATTAATCTACTCGTAACCCCTTAATAAATCCTCTTACAGCTGAACCTACAAAGTTATCTAGTAAATCTACAAACCAAGGCTCTATAGTCTTATTCCATATACCTTTTGTAAATTTCCACTTAGATAACCCCAAAGTCATAACTTTACCTGCTGAGTAGCATATTGACTCCACCCAACCACAAATCTCTTTATTTGGTACCTTTTTGAGGATATATAGTGCTATTCCACCACCTGTACCACCCATTAGTAATCCTGAATTACTCATTAAAAAATCTAACATATTGTTTCTCCTATTTATACTTTTTTATTATTGGTCTTATTTTACTCCACAACTCATCGTCTTTTTTTGATTTAGTTGTTTTGACTATCAAATCGCCAATCATTAATAATACAGAAACTCCACCTTTTTTGGCTATCCATCTAGCTAATAAGACTTTAATCATTTCTTGTTTCCATCTATTAGCTCACCCCATAATGAAGTTCTGCCATTTATTATCTGTATTATGTGAACTGTAAAAAGTCCACCTTTAAAAAAATCTACTATTGCAAATGCGTGTGCCCAATTTATCGGTCTACCACCAAGCCAAGAATTTGCTTCGTCACTCATATCTTTCAAACATCCGATACTCCAAGCAGACCTAGGTCCGTCTTTATGAGTAACAGACATCTGTTGGAGTTCGTGCCAATGTCCATACATAATATTACAACCAAGTTTACGCAAATGGTTGGAAGTATGATATTGCCCTCCATAATGGTGTCCGTGATATAGGTATAATTTACCTAATTTTAAGTGTTTTCCAAAGGGAATATATTTATATCCTCTATCCTTCAGATTAACTGCATTGGCAAATTTATACTGAGGTATGTAAGGATACTTTTCTACAGCAAAGTTTAACCAATTATCGTGGTTACCTTCTGTGATGTATCTTTCGTGACAATTAACTTTGTCAAGAACCTCATCAATCTGGTCCATACCTGCATTTACATCTTTTACATCTCTATCGAAATCTTCTATAAGGTATTCTAATGGTGGAGCTTTTTTTCTTTTAAATCTCCAAGCACTAAATGAGTGCCATTCCCCAACATCACCTATATCTACATACGCATCAGGCTTAACTATCTCTATAGTTTTTTTCAGACAGTTTATAGCAGGTTGGTCGTGTAGTGGAAAGTGTTTGTCAGGCGTTACAATTACTCTTTTGACTACGCCTCTATCCATCTATTTTATCTCACTTTTTATTTGTTTTATACGATATAAAAAATATGCGATAAGCACTACCATATACCCTATTTCTACAACTGGACCAAATAAATCAATACACTTTACAAAATATCCACTTAATCCAAGCGTACCAACTTTTATACTGTCAATGTCCAAAATCTACCTCTTTTACCCTATCGCTTAATTCTTTTGCCCTATTAGGTGTTTGTTTCGCCCAAAGGCTATCTAACATCTCTACTGATGCTTCTTCAAACTGTCTGTCCTGTAAATAAGAAATAGTTTTCTTAAACTTAGAAAAACCATTTACACCTAATTGATAACACATCTCTAAAACAACATCTTTAATCTCTTGTGGCATATACATAAACCAACTAAACTTAAAATTAACACTATCTTCTAAATTGTGTAATTTACGTTCAAGAATAATGTCGCATATATCTCTATCTAATTCTAAATCTTTTATTGCAAAACCGTAGCCTATAGTATCTATACCTAAACTATCTTTATACACTATACCTACATAACCTTCGTGTTTTTTAATGCTGTCTATTAAGCTCATTTTTTCTTTCTAAATATTTTATTATAAAAGGAGGGAGTAAAAACTCCCCCCTTTATATATTGCATTTAGTTTATACTATACGTTTTTAGATAAACCAATGATTCTTCTGTCACCAGCAGTAGCAGAGTTTCTAACTGCACAACCATAGATAGCATCTACAGTAATTAAGTCAGAAAGTTCTGTGTGTTGGTAAGATTGTTGTACTCTTGGTGATTGAGCAGCAGCATAATATAATGCTGAGTTATGAATACAGAATCCTCTAAGAATGTCATCATTAGTAGAATCATTAGTATCAAAACCAGTCCAAGCAGTTACGCCTTTGTCTGCATCAGCAGAAACAGCACCTACATCTAAGTATGGAGATTGTGTAACCACAACATTCATTCCTAAAATGTTACCTGCAACACCTGTAGAAGCGAAATCAGCACCTAATGGTCCTGCTGTACCTCTAACAAATCCTGCTGCTGAATCTAAAGCTGCTAAAGAAGCATATAAAGTAGGACTTAAAACCATTGTCCAACCTTCTGTACTTCCTGTTTCAAGAATTACTGCTTTAAATATGTCATCAATATTACCTGCTGCAAGAGCATCGCCTACTTCTAACATATCTACAGTATCTTGTGTAGCACCACTTGTTGTACCGTGAGCTGTAGTTAGATTATCAACTATTTTATACATTAAGTAATTATCAACACCTCTACCTATTGCATAAGCTAATTGGTCAGAATACATATTAAATAAATTGTATGATGACTGAGCTTTTAATGCGTCAGGAATCCATAAAGATGTAACTTTATGTTGGTCTATACTTAATGAAGTTTCAGTTGCTACCATTGAACCACCTGAAGCTACGTCAGAAGCAATAGGTGTACCTTGTGCAACATCACCTAATGGTGTAACACCAATGTGTGGTAGGTGTATTTTATCTGCACCAACAGCTTCAGATGATAAATCATTAGCTAAAGGTAACATTACTGTGTTTGTTCTGAATTTATCAAGAATTGCTTGACCCCATACTTCAGGTACAAATTCTTGTCCTACTGAGTCAGCTGCAGCAGCAGATGCACCACCTTGCAGCATATTAATATCTAATGGGTCGCTTATGTTTGCCATTTATAAAACCTTCTCTTTCTATTTTTTAGCAAAAGATTTTACGATGTCTTTCCAATTTCTTTCTTTGTCTTGTTTTGACATATTATGCCATTCATCAGACATAGGTTTACCTTTAACAGTTGCCCTAACACTAGGTTCTGACGGTGTTTTAGGTTTTAATTGTGACACCATAAACTCTAATACGTCTAAATCTTTATTTTTGAATTGTTCACGCTGTTCTTCAGGTATAGAAGATAATAACACTTCTTTTCTTTGATTGACTATACTTTCATACTTTTCTTTGTATGGAGATAAAGATTCAACTTCGGCTTCAAATTTTTCTGCCAATGTTTTAAATTCTTCTTTTTCTTTAAGTTTAGTGTTTTCTTGTTCTTGAAGTTGTTTTTTAATTTCTGATAACTGATTTTCAGCTTCCTGTGCTCTTTTTCTATACTTCTTGCTTTCTGCTATGTACTCATTCTGAGCTGATTCCTGAGTAACATTCTCTGTACCATTATCCACTACTGTTTCATTTGATACTACATTTTCTTCGGACATACTGCCCTCCTATATGTTGTGTATTTGTTAATGCAAAATACTATATCTTGCATTTCTCCTACTTCGTAAGTTAAATTAGAATGGTAGACTTATGCAAGTTTTAAATGATTACAAACAGAAATGGTTCGACTTTTTAGGGTACGAACCTCACGAGGGTCAGAGAAAGTTGCACTTTCCTACTAAAGAATCTGCAAGGTTTTTTGTTATGGTTTGTGGGAGGCGATTTGGAAAGACGACTGCGAGTGCTATGGAGGCAACCTTTTATGCTTCTCAGCCTAATCAGCGTATATGGCTTGTAGGTCTTTCGTATGATAAAGCCGATTTGATGTTCAGAGAAGTATGGGATAAGATGGTAAAAGGACATCAGAATGACATTATTAAGGCTTCCGAAAAAGAAAGATATATCAAGTTCAAGTGGGGTACTACTGTAGAAGCTAAATCGGCAGATAATCCTGATTCACTTGTAGGTGAAGGGTTAGACTTGTTGATAATAGATGAAGCAGCTAAAGTTAGACCTAGAATTTGGGATATGTATTTATCTCCCACATTATCTGATAGAAAAGGTAAAGCTGTATTTATTTCAACACCAGAAGGGTTTAATTGGTTATATGATTTATTCTTATTGGGAAAAAGTGATGAACTTTGGGAATCTCACCAAGCTCCATCTTGGGATAATGGTTTTGCTTTTCCTGAAGGTCAAGACGACAGGTTTCTTATTGAAAGAAAGCGTAATATGGCTAAAGAGCTATATGACCAAGAGTATGGAGCACAATTTACATCGTTTGAAGGTAGGGTTTATCCTTTTGATAGGAATATTGATGTCGGCTACTATCCTTATAACCCACATCTTCCTACTTTTTGTAGTATTGATTTTGGGTACAGGATGCCTTCTGTGGGATGGTATCAAACCTACAGAGTAAATGGTGAATGGCATATAAATATGATAGACGAGATAATACACGAAACAAACATTAAGACAGACGAATTAGCACAAAGAATTAGAAGTAAAAAATATAATGTTATGAGATATTATGGTGACCCAGCAGGGTTACAAGCACAAGGACAGTCAGGCGTAGGAGATATAGAAATTTTTAGAAAAATGGGTATCGCAGTAAACACAATAACAGATAAAGCATCAAGAAGCATAACAGCAGGTGTTAATCACGTTAGAAGTTTTGTAGAAAACGCCAATGGCGAAAGATACCTACACCTAAACAACAACTGTATAGGTATGGCAGAAGATTTAGAAAGTTACAGGTATCCAGAAGCTCAAGATAGTAAGCCGTTAAAACAAGAACCATTAAAAGACGGATACCACGACCACGGATGTGACCAATTAAGATATTTTTTTATTAACCATTTTCCAATTAAAAACAGACAAATAAAGGTAAGGAACAGATGATATACGAAGAAACAGATATAATACAAGAAAGTTTAAAAGAATTAAAAGTCTATAATTACAAACAAAGAGAAAATTATGTTAATAAATTATTAGATTATTACAATGGTAATGATACTGCAAATTATATAGCTTCCAAGTTTGATTTAGAAGCATTTAGAGAAGTTCCTCCGTATGAAGCAAATATTACCAAAAAATTTATAAATAAAATGTCAAGAGTATATACTATTGGTGCTAGTAGAAATGTTAATGAAAAATATGATAGTTTTTCTGTTTTAAAAGATTCAAAAATGAAACATATAGAAAGAATGACGCGTTTAATTGGAACAATAGCTACTAGAATTATGTATGTTGATGGAGAAATGCCTTACTTTGACTATCAACCAATATATTATTTTCATCCTTTCTTTGCTGATGACCCATTTAAACCTGTTGCAATATCTTATCCTTTAATGAATTATGTAGATGATTCTAGTAATTCAGATAAATTACAATATATACATTGGAATGATATAGAATATGTTATATTTGATGAAGAAGGTAATATTTTAGAGCAAAAAGAACACGGATATGGCGTTTTACCATTTGCATTTACACACAGAGAGCATCAATGTGATTCTTTTTATGTAGAAGGTGCAAATGACATAATGAACGCTAACGAACACATAAATATCACAATGACAGAAATGCAGCTAGGTTTAAGATTTCAAATGTTTGGACAACCTGTAGTTTCAGGAGCAGATTTAGGAAATAGACAAAGATTTGGCTCAGATGTTATATTAGAACTGCCAGATGGTGCAAATTATGATATAAAATCGCCATCAGGTGATATTAACAAAGTTATTGAAAATGTTAAGTTCCAAATGGAGCTTGTAGCACAAAATAACCACTTATCTGTACAGTTTGCACAAGATGGTGGCGAAACTCCTAGTGGTATAGCCTTAAAAATTAAGGATTTAGAGAGTTTTGAAGATTATCAAGATGATTTAGAGCTTTGGAAACGATATGAGCACGAAATGTACCAAATTGAACGTAAAATAGCTAGTGTATTAAACATTAGTATGCCAGATACATTAAAATTAGACTTTAATGAGCCTGATTACCCAATGACAGTACAAGACCAGATAGCACTAGACAATCATAGGCTATCACTAGGATTAATGAGCAAAGCCGAACTAATGGTTGAATACAATAAAGACTTAACTATAGAAGAAGCAAATGCTAAACTAACTGCAAACCAAGCACTAATAGAGCCTGAAGATGATAGAAGTCAAGTATAATATAGATTTTAAAAAAGCGTTAAAGTTATTTAAAGAAGATAAAATAACTAAATTTACTAATAATAAATTAGCACCACAAACTGCTAAATTAGCACAAAAATATATTAGGTCAGGTAAGATGGCAAACAATAAAAAAACAAGGCTATCTAAAAATAATCCAAGAGGCATAAAAGCTAAACCACTTTTTGATACAAGAAAATTACACGACAGTTTAAAAGGTGGAACACAAGGTATTAGTGCTGTTGATTATGCAAAACAACATAGAGAACCTGGTGGTTATGTATGGTTTAAAAAAGGAACTGACAGTAAAGGCTTTGGTATAGGTTCTTATGTTGATGTTCCACAAAGAGAATTTATACCACATTATGAAGATAGTGCAAAAGGAAATAGAGTTATAGCTTTAAAAGGTACAGGCAAAGATTTAAAAAGAATGTACGAGGAATTTCAGAAAAAATTTGTTAAATTAATAATAAAACAAATCAAGAGGTATGCAAGATGAAAAATTCTGAAGCCGAAGCAATAGAAATCCTACTAAGAAACGTAATCAATATGCACGAAAAACTAAACATACTAATAGATTACTTAGCTAAAGATATAGAACAAGATGATAAATACGAAAGAGAATTTTACAAAGACGAATATATGTTAGTTCAAATAGAAAAAGACACATACAAACAAATGTGCGATTTAATGGAAGATAACACAATACCCTTTATGGGAATAGCTTAGTGGAGAAAAATGGATATTTTAGCAGTATTGGAAC